AAGCGCTCGATTGCCGTTATCACTTTGTAGACAACCTCGTGAACTACAGCGTGTCGGGTGGAGCCACCTATGTACATCCTCTTTGGAAGTATGAAGGTGACTCTATCCTAGTGCGTGGTATCCATGGTAACATGATACTATACAACATCGAGCAACATGTTCTGTCTGCAGATCCTACCAGGCGCGTAGTGGGCTTTTATCCCACTGCATACTTTCCCCGCCACACGTGCTCACGCCGCGCCGACCCCCCTATTGGACGATTCAAACCGTGCAGTGGAGGTGTCACGATCGTGCGCAACGTTGTGGGAGGGACTGTATCGATTGCACCCCCCCTCGGAACTAGTAGTGCGACGATTCCAGAAATGGTATTTGACGCGTTGCGAACCCGTCGGAAGTACTCCAAGAACCCCGCTATAAGCGACGTAGAACGCATTCTTGTGTCTCAACGCATAGAGCAGGCTGCATTACTTGCACCGCTGCTCTTTGACGTGTTAGAAGCGGTCGGTGGCGACACAGTCGTTAACACATCTACCATTCCTGTACATGGATTCCAGACCACCAAGGGTCTAGTCCATGAGGATGGCAAGACTGTGGGAATGGCTACGACACCTCCGATCGTAACTGCACCCGCCGTTGTCCCGGTCAAGTCGTATAATAACGACGTTGCCACTATTGCTGGTCGAGTCACCGCGTGTATAAACACCGCGAAAACTCCCACTAGCTGGCATGGCTATGATAATGAGCTGTTGCAGTTTCTAATCCCTACCCCTGGGCAGGGAGTACCCATCACGGTTGAAGAAGTCAACGCTAAGCAGACTAAGCCCGCACAAAAGGGCAGAGCTGCTATAGTGGCTGCCTCTTTGACCAATGGGTATAAGAACACCGTCAAGGCCTTCATTAAGGCAGAGGCATACAATGCACCTACCGACCCGAGGAACATCAGCACGGTCGACACAGCACATCAGATCCTCTACAGCACGTATACGTATCCTTTTAAGGACACTGTGTTGAAGAAGTATCCATGGTTTGCGTCGTCCATGACCCCCTCGGAGATAGCCACCCGCGTCAAACACATGATGTCCTATCCTGATGGAGTGATCGTCTCTGATTACTCTCGTCTTGACGGACACATATCTGACGACGACAAGCGGTTCAAGGAGAAAGCGTATATGCGCTGGTGCAGCCCTAGCTACAAGGTACAGTTGAAGGAAATATTGCAGAAGGATAGGCCTGCGAAAGGGTCGACAGCGAATGGCGTGGTTTATGAGCCCGGGACCTCACAGCTAAGTGGTTCACCGGGAACCACCAACGACAATAATCTGGTAACTCTTCGCCATGATTATATCGGTCTACGCCAGCTAGGACAGACGCCCAAGGTGGCGTGGAAGAATCTTAACACTTGGGTGTTAGGTGCATCCGATGACAGACTCCGGGCCAACATACCCGGGTATGCAAAGGTACTCGAAGAGGTAGCTGCAAAATTGGGCCACAAGCTAAAATCTGATGTTTTACATCCCCTGGATGGTGACTTAGTCACTTTCCTGGGGCGTGTATACGTCAATCCAGCCTGTGACACAACAATGCAAGACCCCGTGAGAACTTTGCCAAAGCTTCATCTGAGCATGGCCCCCACGGGCACCTCGATCGAGCAGGCAGCCTTTAACCGGGCTACTGGGTATATGGTTACGGACGCCAAGACCCCCATCATAGGGGCGTATTGTCGCGCCGTGCTGCGCATACTGAAGGAGACCCACCCCGACCTTACATACAAGAGCGGGGTCGAGGACTATCGAACTACGCGCGGCCCGTATCCTCAGGAAGATGTGGATAGCCTGTTGTCAGCGATGTGCAAGTTGTTAGATTTAAGTGCGGACGAGGTCCACACCATTGAGTCGAGCTTGGACTCTGCCAAGACGTTAGACGAGATTGGGGACGTCAAGTGGGGTAACGACCACTTGTTCAAGCCCAAGATCGAAAGCGTCGTGGCAGGTGAGATCCTGCAGCCCGACCTTCCACCCTCCGATTTAAAATGCCCCTCTCAAGTGACAACTACCGAGACATGTGCAACGCCCGCGATACTTGGCACACCAAGTTCAGCGGACACCTCCGACAAGCAGTGCAAGGCGCCATCGCCAAGCACAAGCACTTCCACCAACACCAAGCGTTCTCAGCGCCGGTCGAAAGGAAAGAAGTCGAAGAAGCCGTCAAAGTC